CACGCCGCAGCACAGGATGCGCTAAAGACGATCTTGCAGGCGCCGAGCGCGCGCTAGCCCAATACCTTGCCGAGCGACACGCCCGAGACGCGGCCGCCGCTCGCAACCGCGACATCAACGACACGCCGATCGCGGACGTGCTCATCGCCTACTACCAGCACAAGCACGCCAGCGTGGCCCGGCCCGACGAACTGCGGGGCCAGATCGCCCGCCTGAACGAATGGTGGGGCGCCAAAGCCGTCACCGAGGTGAGCGACACGCTCTGCGCCGAGTATACCGCGCACCGCGGCGCCAGAACCGCCGCCGCTCGCGAGCTCGCCTATCTCCGCGCCGCCATCCGCTATGCCGCCCACCAGAGCATCATCTCGACCGTGGTTCCGGTCCGGGTCCCGCCGAGCGGTAAGCCGCGCGAGCGGTGGTTGACGCGATCGGAGATGGCCCGGCTCATCAAGGCCGCCAGGACGTTCCCTGAGAGCCGTCACCTCGCCCTGTTCATCCTGATCGGCCGCTACACCGGGACGCGCTCGGGCGCGATCCTGAACGCCTCCTGGGAACCGCTACCCGGGCGTGGCTGGATCGACCTTGAGGCCGGTGTGTTCCACCGATCGGCAGACGGCGAGCGGGCCAGCAACAAGCGCAAGACGACAGTGCGCCTGCCGTCCCAGCTTATCGCCCACCTGCGCCGCCACCGGAACCGCTTTAACCGGGACCGCCACGTCATCTCATGGAAGGGCGAGCCAGTCGGCAGCATCAAGAAATCTTTCGCGCGGGCGGTGTCGCGGGCGAAGCTGTCCGACGACGTGACGCCTCATTGCCTACGCCACACCGCGATCACCTGGGCCATGCAGGCCGGCGCCGATCGGTGGGAGGTCTCGGGCTATTTCGGCGTCACGATGAAGGTGATCGAGGAGGTGTATGGCCATCACCACCCCGACCACCAGCAATCGGTCCACCGAGCGATGAGCCGGCGAAACGGTACCGTAAGCGGTTCCGTAAGGGGCACCAAGGCGGGCTAAGTACTGGTGCCGGCTGAGGGACTCGAACCCCCGACCCCCTGATTACAAAGGAGGCTCGCCTGACGCAGGCCCGCAGAAACCGGGCGCTTTGGCGGATCTACGGAGGCGCCTAATCACGGTTCGTTCGCGCGAAACGGTTCCGAAGCGGTTCCGTGGATTGAAGGCGAGACGCGCCGTCCGGTCTCGCCTATATCGCTGCGGATGAAGCCCCACACCCCCATCATCATCGCCACCCTGGGCGACATGCAGGCCCACGGCTATCGGCTATGGGGGCACTGCCGCTCATGCCACCGGAGCCGCGTGCTGGACCTCCCCACCCTCATCGACCACGTGGGCGCCGACTATAGCCTCAGCGCCCACGGTGGCCGCCTGCCGCTCCGGTGTGAGTGCGGCGGGCGGGATGTGGCGATCAGCGTGGAGCCGCACCGTCAGGTGTAGGCGACGACATCGCCCCGCGCAGCAGTGTAGCCCATCTGACGACGGGCACACTCCGTGCCGCCCCGCAGTATCGGTGTGAGATCGTGAGGCCACGCGCCAGCGAAGATCGGCTCGAAATCCTCGATGTAACTCTTGACGTCCAGCGAAATGTAGTCTCCCACATCCGCACGGATGCGCCACGGCAACCGACCCGTCACGGCATCCAAGTAGTTGGTTGATCCTGTCGTAACACCTGCGCTGGCAATAGTCGGGTTGAGCAGCCCTGGTGCACCACCAGCATTGCTGTCGATGGCGAGGGTGTGCCCCGATGCATATGTGACAGTGCCGCTCACCGCCGGACCCGTCCTAAAGCCCACCCGAGGCCACGACACCGACACATCAGGTCCGGCCTGACCGTTGGCGCTCCCCAAATGCTGATAGGTGCCCCCGGCGCCGCCCAGCAAGCGCCAAGGTATCAGCCGGTCCACCTGGATCACAAGGCCGTTTACGGTGCTGCCGAGTTTGGCGGCCACTTTGTACCATCCGTTTGCGTCGACGCGCGGAATGCCGGATAGGCGCACGTACTGGCCGACAGCAAAGATCGTGTCATCAGCGACCACCAAATACGTGTCTTGACTGGCCAGCGTCCCATAGGCGTCTGCCGCGAGTAGACGCGCAGTGACCCCTGCAGCGAAAAAGTCTTGAGTGGTCCGAGGCAGCGTAACCGCTGCGCCGGACACTGTGGCAGGCATAGTCGCCGTGGAGGCGGCTGTGTACGCGTAGAGGCCGCCTGAGTCGTTGCCTGCACTGCGCGCGAGACCTTGGAGCCGCAGTTTGCCGCCCGAGCCATCGGCTCCTGCAATGCTGACGGCTGCATTACTGGCCAGGTTGCTTTGGGACGCCAGGAAGTATGTCGCTCCGGCTGTGGTGGTGGCGGTGCCTGCCGCCGATTCGCTCACCGCCGACGCCGGCACGGTGTAGCGCACCGGGGAGATCACATAGGGTGAGACGCAGGTGTCGTCCACGTCGGGATGGATTGCCTGGATCGCAGCGAGGGTAGCACGGTCACATGTGAGCTGTGTGTTGGTCGCGATCAGGCGATAGGAGCTATTCATCGGTTTCGAGCCGATGTCGCCCATCACGCAATTGCGCATCTCCAGCGTCGGAAGACCGTTGACCCCCTCTGCGGGCGAGTCAAAATTACCTCCGACGCAAGTAAAATTTTCGAGCTTGGCGTATCCGCCGCCGCCGATGAATCCACGCCCGAGCAGAGCCCTGTCAGACGCGCCGAGAGACGTGTACTGCTCGATGTAACACCATCCCCTTTTTATGTGTACGTTAGAGTTGAACACCCTGATCTGCGGCACATTCTTCTTGGCCACGAAAATGAAGTGGTCGATCGTCGTGGTCGCATCGCTACCTCCCGTGAAGGGAGCGCCTCGATCTATGCCAACTTCACCGCCGAGGACGATAAGTTCTTTGATGCGCATATTAATGCCGTGCGCGAGCGACGTGCCGCCGATTGCCCCTTTGCAATCAGTTATTTTTACTCGGCCTACTTCCCAGGCCTCGTGCGTCCAGCCGCCGTAGATACTGTCGCTGCCCGATCCGTGTACAGCAATAGCACTGGCGACGTGTAAAAATTCGGCCTCATCAACCCACGCGCCGCGTGAATACCCGTCAAATGCGATGCCGCGATAAAGGTGCAGCGACGTTCCAGAGAACGGGACGTCTGCGGCGCCATTGCCCTCAAAGTATACCTTTGTGTAACTGTTGCATCTCATCACGCATCCGTGCACATGATAGTCGATGAATCGACAGTCGTGGACGCGACCGACACCGCCAAGGCCTGATCCGATTCCCCCGCCGACATGGTCCTTTCCTGCCGAGCGCATGAAATCGATGCCCTCGACGTCCGAGCCATACCCGAAATTTGCGACGTTACCTGCCTCTGCATACCGGATTACCCGGCCCTGCACGGGGCCAGTCGCGGGGTTGGTCTCATCGACCAGACGCACGTAGTATTCGATCTGCGTGGCGCCGACGATTGTCCCGGGGTTCGAGTCGGGCTGACCCACGACACGGGCCACGAATTGACCGGGCTGCAAAGCTGCGAGGGCCGCGGTCAGTGTCCCTGCATCGGAGACCCGCCTCAGCCCCACGAGCCGACCTGGCTCCCACGACAGCCCGACGTCCACCCACAGTCCGTAATTCATCCCCGTGTTCGATTCATTCGCTGTGGGGATCGTGTGCGTGACCGTCGCCTTGTAGATGTTGCTCGACCCGGCGACGTAGCTCCACGCTCCAGACGGGATCTCTCGCGCTCCAGTGCAGATCGGGCGGCGGCCATCACCAAATGGCCTGACCTTGAGATCTCGGATGCCTCCCATGTCGAGCTTAAAATAGACGCCGTTGCGGGCCAGATAGAGCGTGTCCCCATCACGGAGCTTGGCGGTCGCTGCACCAACGCTCTGCACCGCTCGATCCCACGACGTCCCCGCGTTGCTGTCGTTGCCGTTGATGCTGTCGAGGTAAATCGCCCGTGACCGGCGGAGCACCGGCTTAAACCGTGCGGTGCCTGCGTCTCGCAAAACCGCCGGAGGGTTGGCGGCGCTGGTCGTGTCGGTCGGGTCATAAGCCCACTGTCCGCCGAGGCCATCGTGAGCGGCATATCCGCCCTTGAGGCTGATGACGCCGACGCCAGCCGGGCGGGTCCACGTCGCGACCGACGCCATCGTGTCCAGGGTCTCCGTCGCCACCAGATCCGCCGCAGCGTTGGCCGCCGCCGTGGCCGCCTCAACGTCCGCGACGAGCTGGGAGAGGTCAGCGATCTCTGCGATGTGCAGGTCCGTCACGTCGCGCTGCTCAAGCGTGATGACGGCCGTCTGTGCGCCGGTGCCGTAGGTCTGGACGTAGGCGCAGACGTAGGCTGTGTTCGCGGGCGGGGCGGTGACACCGTCCACGTCCAGCGCGGAGATGCGCGCCGTCATCTCGGCCACGCCGTCGCTGTCACCGGACGACGTGGTCAAGTTGGTGATTGTCGCCACTGCCTGCGACGAGATAGCCAGCTTGTCCTTGTCCAGATAGACTACGCGCAGCGCCACCGCATCGCCGGACGGGTCGGCCGAGTTGACGAGGCGCTTGACCCGCGCCTTGACCTCGACCACGAGGCCCTTGAGGGCGGTGGGATTCCGGACGGCGACGTAGGCCGAGCCGCTGACGACGTACATCTTGCCGAGGCGCGCATGGGTCTGGACGGTGCCGCCGGTCAGGTCCGGCTTGGATGAGCCCTCCCCGGTGGTCTGGCTGGAAAAGGCGAGCGGATTGTCGCCGGGGCGGTTGAGCCGATCCGCCGAATAGCCGTCGCGGCCGTCGTCTCCGTCCGTGCCATCGTTGCCCGGATTGCCCTTGTCGCCCTTCGCGCCGGTAGCGCCTGTCGGTCCCGCCGCGCCAACCGGGCCAGCGGGGCCAGTGCTGCCAGTCGCGCCGGTCGGTCCAGCAGGACCAGTCGCGCCAGTCGCGCCAGTCGCACCAGCGGGGCCAGCCGGTCCCTGCGCTCCCGTAGCGCCGTTGCTGCCGATGAGCCCGGCCCGCTTGACCCAGGCTCCACCCGTGCGCTGGTAGATGCCGTTGTTGGACGACGTACTGTCAGCGACAATCTCGGCCCACAGACCATCAGCGCCCCCGGCAGCGTTGGCAGCGGCAAGGGTCTGGTAGACGAGACGTCCGCTGTTGGCGGCGGAGATGGCATTATCGGTCTCACGCATCCAGGTCTGGAGGCGCGAGAAGCCGTCCGGGTGCTGGATGTCGTCAGGGCTCCAGGTGGTGTGCGCCATGGTCTGCTCCTATGGGCGAGCGGTCGGGTCTGATTTTTGGGGAGGTGCCGGTTGGGCTGTCCGGCTCAGCGGGTCAGGTCAGCGCCGTGAAGTAGGCGTGGAAACGACACAATTCAGAGGTGTCGAAGCACCAACGGCGGCGGGCTCGGATACCAGGGCGCGGACAGCCAGGTGTAAGCGCGCCGCTCATGTTCGGGGATGACGTAGAACATCGCTGCGAGCGCACTCAGGCTCGCCACAATTGCCATCAGCGAGAAGCCGGAGTTGGCGATGGATACGGGCGCGCTTCGCTCCCACGCGTCCCAGAGGCGAAACACGTCGTAGTAGCCGATACGCGTCAGGCCCTTGATGTGGAAAATCGCGATGGCGAACCGCATCAGATCGCCGGGCGTGAGGGAGTGGGGTGCCACGAAAGCCATACGAGTGACGCGCGAGCGGCGCGCCCGTATCCACGCGGAAATGTTGGACAGGATAAGCCGGCCGACAATCAGCGAAGCTTTCCCGTGGCCGACCAGCACCAGCGACATGAGCACGACAGCGGCAAAGCCAACGCCGAAGTTGGCCCATAGGTCGAGCCTCATCGCTGGCGCCTCAGCATTTCTTCGCCCAACAGGTGACGCTTGCGCTCCATGGCTGCCTGCCTTTCCGCTTCAGTTAGTTCGATGAGCTCGATCCGGGCTTGGGCAGCTTCCGCGCGTCGTCTGGCGTCCCGCACGGTGGACGCTGCATTGTTGGTCAAGAAATCAAACAGACCCATGGGCCACGCCCTCCCTGGGCTTCCCGGCCAAGAGAGTGTCAATTTTTCGCTCCATGTCGTCGCGTTGGCGGGCCGCTTCGTCCTGTTTGTCCAGAAGGCGGATGATGGCGGTCTCCAGATCGGAGACGCTCCCCTCGGCGCGGCCGAGCACCTGGGTCATTTGGGCCAGGTGGTTTGCGACCCGCTCGGACGACACCGCCGAGGCGACAGCGGCGCGGGTCTGGTCTCTGGTGACGATTCGCCCGGCCATGTAGAGGACCGCCAGCGCCACCGCTTCGGCGAGTGCGATGACAGCAAACGCGATCCCGGCGAGCGTCATCTCGCCTAGGAACTTGTCGATGACACCTTGGGCATTGACCTCCACGAGCTTGGAGAGGAGCGCGCCGACCGTCGCGCTACCGGCGCCAACTGCGATCAGCGGGCCGTTACCCTTAGCCTCATCGGCCATGGGTCACATCAGGACGCCGTTGAAACGGCGCCCTCCCCCGGTGATGCGGTGATGGCGGCGGCGGAATTTCATTTCTTCACCGCCTTGGTGGCCTTCACGCGGCCGACGATCGCGAGGATGCCACCAACCGCCGACCCGATGCCCATGATCAGCATCGTCATCTGCTCTGCATCGGCATCGCTCACGCTGTAGCCGAAGGCACCAGCGAGCGGGACACCAATGCCCGCGATGATGCCGCCGATCACGGCGCGGCTCTGCCACCAGGGCTTTGCCGCCTCCAACGCCGCAGACGGATCGACCCCCGCCTGCCTGAGCCCAGCGGAGACGGCCTCTCGGGTTTTGGATGCGGACTGTCGCGCCGCCATGCGGCGGATGCTGTCCGTCACTTCACGCGCTTCGATTTCCATCGACCTCGCCTGTGTGTTTGGGATGCGGGCTATCGGAGCGGCACGCGGCGCCCGCGAGCGCGTGCCGGAGGGGTTCAGAGGCGAGCCGCTTGGAAGTGCATCCAGTCGTAATCCCGAGCCGCCCCTAGCGACACGAAGCTCTCGCTCTTCCAGCACCGCAGGAATTCGGAGCACTCTGGCCGGGCGAAATAGGCGCGGTCCTTGCCCCACTTGAGCTGATTGCGCTCAGGGTCTAGGTCGATCGCGATGCCCCATGAGTGCATGGAGAGTGACGAGCCGCCGCGCATCTTGCGGTAGTTGTAGCAGCCGCCGAACAGGTCGAAGCCGTGGCGCGAGATATCGGCCTGGGAATAGGCATCCGCGATCCGCTGGAAGACCCGCTCCATCGGCTGCGCCACCTTTTCGTGGCACGAGAAGCGCGACACCTGCTGCGTCTTGTTCCATGCGATCTTGAGCTTGAACGGGGTGTTTACCTTGCCCGCGGTGCATTGCGGGCCGCCCGCCTGACCGTAGAAGGCCGTCACAGCGTTCTGGCGAGGCCACACCTGCGACGTGAAGAGGATCGCTTCCTCTTCGTCAGGATCGTTTTCAGCACGCCACGGTTCGGGCTCGGACCCCAGCGAAATGTAGGCCCGGAAACGCTCTAGGGCTGCGCCGGTGTTTGGCCCGCTCAACCCATCGATCACACCGGGTTCATAGCCCGCGTGCTTCAGGACCAACTGGCCGGCCGCCACGAGACGGCGCTTCTCCGGCCAAGCGTGCCAGTTGCCCGCCACCTCATCGGAACGGCGGATCAGGAGCGTTTGCGCCCCGGCCATCGTCTTCGGCCCGGCATCCCCGTCGATCGAGCCAGCGTAGTAGCCGGCGCGCGCCAGCAGCATTTGAGCGTCGGTGACGTTCATGCGTCCTCGCAACGAAAATAGCCGCCTCAGCTGGCGGCTGGATCAGTCTGGATTTTCGGGATCGTGGCGGCGGTTGTGAAAAACGGAAGCTGAAATCTAAGATTCCAGACCCGCCCCTTGTGCTGTTTTTGTACCAGCACCAAATTGCACGCAGACATGACGAAGCCCGGACCGCTCCAACGGTCCGGGCTTCAGATCCCCAAGCGTTGTGGGCGCCGGGGAGCGGTTCGTACGCACTGAGATATTGAGTCTCATGAATCGGTTGTCAAGGCGTCCACGCAAAGGTGCAAAGGATGCCCTAATGGTACTGCCCCAGTCGCAACCGTCGCCATTCCGCTATGCTTGTAACGTCGCCTTCACCGCCGAGCGGATGGAGCGGTTCGCCGTCGTCATGGTGAAAGACTTCGTCATTTCGTCCCCCATGCAGCGGGACACGACCGCTAGCACCCTGTCGGAGCAACTTGGGTGCCCTGTCATCCTCGTAGGGGAACGACAACTCCGCGGGTATGGTCGGCCTGATCTTGCTCGGGCTTTGTCGCGACGGCCTCTCGACAGCCTTCAGTGGCGCAAAGTGATGCTGAGGGGTTAATCCCCGCTAAGGCGGCGAGCGCACTCGTGAGCATTTCGAATGCTATCTCGCGCTCGCCGTCAGCCAGCGGAATGATGGAGTTCTGACCCCCGCTCTCCAGCAAGACGCCGTTCGCTCCGGTGATCGTCAGTAGCAAGTGCAACTCCTTTCACCGCGTAATCCGTGATTAAGGCGTCTCGGGATCGTCGGTCGTGTGGGTGGTCTCCCACCAATCCGACGCGGTGCCGTCTGTGGTCTCGGTGCGCGCCCGGATATTGTACGTCCCTGTGGTGCTCACGTTGACGTCCGCCACCTCGAACACGTCGTCGGGCCTCACATCCACCTCAGCAAGAACCGCGTAGCTCGTGCCCAGCGGTGGGGACGCCATCTCGACGACACAGCGGACGGCGCTGATATCGCGGGCCACGCTGATCTGGATGTCAACAGTTGGCGCGGTCGTGAACGTCCCACCCTCGCCGTCGTCGAAATTGGGGGTGACCGTGCCGGCGGGCGGATCGGGTTCGGTGTTGTTGACCGCCAGCGATGCGATTTCGAGAAGGTCGCTCGCGTGGCTGCCGTCCTCATCGTCGTTGAAAACGAACACGCGGAAATCGAGCTTCTCGTCCCGGAAATCCCCCGTCTTCCACGCGAACCGCAGCGAGTCCACATCCGCGCCGAGGTTGCTGGAGGTCTCCTCCATTGAGGCCCACGTCTCGGGTAGGTCTTCTTCGTTGTAGCCGCGATAGTTGGCGTTTGCCACCACGGCATCCTCAATCGAGACGCCCTGGAAGCCGATCCGCATCTCGTAGGCGCCGCTCATGTCCCCGCCCGGTTGATACTTGACCCAGCACGCGGCATAGGGCGCGGGCGGGGTGTCGATATCGGCCTCGTATTGATCCAGCCTGACAGTCGGCGGCGGGGCAACGCCGTGGGTAGCGGTGTCCCACGGCACCTCTAGCAGCTCGGTAGGGATGACCTTTGCGACGATGTCACAACGGCAATTCTCATCGTCAATAACGACCGCGCTGTCTTTCCAGACGCGAGCGGTTTCGGCGCCGCCATCCTCGGCCATGTCGACCAAATCGAGGTCAAAAACCTGCCGCCCCCAAGCGAGGGCTCCAACCAGGGTCGTGGTCGTGGAGACGCGATCGGCACGCTCCATGAGATAGCGCCAGCGGAGGATGCGGGCCGCCTGCGTGGCGTCATCGCAATAGTCCAGGTCCAGCTCGAACGCCTTTTCGCCGTTCTCGTCTATCTCGCCCTGGTGACGCGCCCATTCCGGGCCGATGAAGACCCGCGTCCCGCTGAACTCCTCGAACTGCTGCACCGTCAATTCGGTCATGGTGTAGCGTTGCTCGCGGCTAAAGAACCGCACTTTAGCGAGGTTGGGGCACTCGACCTCTTCAGGCCCCTCTTGCAATTGCTGCCCGAGGATGTCGTCTTCTTCGTCCAGGATGGCGAATTCGGGCGTCTGCACGTCCCAGATCCAGCGGAAGCTGATCTCACCGGCATTGTTGCGGAACGGATGAAGCCCAGCGCTCTCACACGCTTTCTTGAAGGTCTCCATGGTGATGGAGCCGGTCCCGCCGCCGCCTAGGGTGCAGAACGGCCCTTGCGTGATCGCCGTGACCTGCACGCTGTCGATCTTGGCCTCAAGCGGGCCGCCTGTGCCGTTCCAGAGCATGCCGAGCTGCCCGCCGTCCGGGGTTCCAGTCACCTCGATCACTCGGACGCTGGCACCGTGGCTGGTGAGCACTTCGTCGCGCGTTACCGTGGGGGTGACGCTCCCGAGGCGGAACGCGACGAACTTGTCCTTGTCGTCGCGGCTAAGCTGGAGCTTGACAGTGGTCGGCAGACCTATCGCATCGTCAAGCACATCGTCGAAATTGAGCCGAGGCAGGACGTTCGTGGCGCTGCTGCCTGTCGTCGTCAGCAGACGTTCTTCAAACGAGTATGTCGCCTCGCACGTCCCATCGACGATGATTTCGCCTTTGCGATCGTCTGTGAGATCGACCTGCGCATTGAAGTCCAGCAGGATGATCTTGTCCTCCAGCGCGTCCGCCTCATCGGCAAGCGTGCTGATGGTGTCGTCGTCGTAGGTTTCGTTCGCTGCGCCAGGCAGCAGAGAGTGCAGATGACGGCACAGGAGGACGCCGTTGCGCGTCCAGGCGTATTCGTCCGTGCGCGGATCGTAGGGATGCGACATAGGGCTGACGCGCACCAGAGCGGATGGCGGCTCAATCCCGTTGCCAACCACCTTCTGGAACAGCTTGATCTGCTTTTCGTCTCCCTGACCCGGCGAGCGGAGGCGGGTGAGGCAGGTGGCGATGCCGTGCTGCCGATATTCGTCCGTGATCTCCTTCGGGAAATTGTAGGAGAGCTGCGGATAATGGGCGTTCAGTCCGTCGCCGTCGCGAAACCAGATGCGGAGCCAGGAGTCATCATCGGGGCGGATGAAGGGCGGCGTGTCCACCTTGCCATCAGCCCGGACCGTGATGATGCGGTTCTTATAAAACATCTCCTCAATGCCGTCGATCGGGCCGAAGCATTGGAGGGTGTTGAGGTAGGTGTCTTCCTCACGAGAGTTGCAAAATGCGTCCATCCCGGTGACGAGCGCATAGCCCATCGCCCATGTGCCGGGGCCTTCTTCGCCTTCGCTCTGCCGCTTTACGTCGTCCGGCCGCGGCGGCTTCTGTCGGCTCATGAATGCCGGGATCAGCGAGCCGCCAAGGCCTACGGCCACCTGCGCGACTGTACCGAACCCGCCGAGTCCCCCGATCGCCGCCCCCGCACCGGCGATGACCGGAATAAGCGGCCCAGCGTCGGCTGGCGTTGTCAGGCACACCAACGCTGTGGTGCCGAGCAGCAGAACCCTCACGGGATCGCCCACGCGGCAACGGCGCTGCGGACCGTCCATGTCAGCGGGCGCATCCCGCGGGGCGCATCGTCTCTCGGGTCGCAGCGCACCATGATGACCCCGTGGTTGACGAAGATGCCGCCGATGGGGCCGCGCGTCCGGGTGTTGACGATGCCGATATCGCCCAAGGACGGCACATCGTGCGCGTGGTACTCGCGAAAGCCAGGGCCGCGCGCTACGTCGCGCCACAGATGATCAAGCCCGCCCGCATCCTCGATCATCGCCGCTGCCTCGTCCGCCGACGAATAGTCCGGCCATTCGATCGGCAACCCCGTGATTTCCGCCGCCCAAAGCGCGGGGACGATGGAGCAATCCGACTGGCCATCCACCACCGGGACGCGGTCCCACGACCCGATAAAGGCTCGGAGGCTTTCAGCACGGGTCATGATTTGTACTTCTCCCGACGGCCCTTCTTGATGGCGTCCAGACCGCTATCACCTGGGTATCGAGACCTGTGCCCCGCCGCGGACCAGTCCATGTTGGGCGCCGGGTAATTGATCGCCGCACCGATGTGCTCGACCCCGATCGCGACGTGGCGGATTTCGGTCCCATCCGTGATGTTGCTCGGAGCCGTCAGCCGGCCTGGAAACAGCATCGTGAGCGGGACTTTCTCAAGCAGGGTCTCGTTGTCGATCGTCGCGAAATAGAGGTCGCAGAGTGTGTTGCGGATGGGCGTCCCACCGAAGATGTTGCGGCGCCATTCTTTGTTGGCCCCGCTGATGATCACGCGGACGATGGGGGCCTCACCGATGACGGGTTCGGTGATCTCCTCCACCCGCACGATCTGCGCACCGTAGAGGTCCGTGGTCCCCTCCCAGACGTGCCCGCCGATCTCCACCGGCTCATCGGCTTGCGACAGGCGCCGCTCAGCACCGGGGATGCGCAGGTGCGCGAACCACGACCGCCCGACGTGCAGGCTGCCGAGGTGAACCTTGTGGGCCGTGTCGATCCGGCTCACGTCGCGTAAGTCTCCACCTCGGAGTGCAGCACTTCCACAAAGGATGCCGACCCGCTCAACGTGGTGGGGTCTCGCTCAAGCTCCACCGATCCAGGGACCACGGTGCAGGCGACGACGGGCTCCAGGGTGCAGCGCTGTTCGCTGGCGGCGACAGGCGCACGGAGACGCGGGCCGACGCGGTAGACACCCGGGGCAAGAACCTCGCGGATGCGGTGCGCGGCGAAGACCCCGGTGAAGCCGATCCAAGAACCGATGCCGAGGTCATGCCCCCATGCTTCTGACGTGAGCTGCACGATGGTCGCGCCCTTGGGGTGGAAGACCGCAGGCGTTACGAGCGGGTAGGACGGTCCCCACGTGCCGCCCTCTGACCACTCCACGTCATCCCAGACGACGGGTGTCGCCCCGGCCTCGTCCAGCGTGAGGCGGTCGCCGTGGAGCCACGGCATGCGGATGATCTCCGCACCGTTTCCCGCGTTGTCGAGCGCGCCCTCCAGCTCGCGTGCGTTCCGTCTCTGGCACCGGCCGAAGGTTACCGACCAGCGGAGCCGAGACCCGACACCGGCATAGGCCTTCTGCCCGCCAGCGGTCGTTTCGTTGACGCCAGAGCGGTACACATTCGGCCCCGTGGGGAGGCTCATGCTGGAGTAGCCGATGCTGCGCGGCCAATCGACCATGCGCATCAAGCGGCCCTCCCCCGTAGCGTCCGCGTCTTGCGCAGCTTGCTCTCACGCTCGGACGCGCGGCTGATCGCGGGGACGTCACGGCGCGCGGCGTCGGCATGCCCCTTGGCGATGGGCTCGGACACGTTCTCGATGAGCGCTACAAGACGCCCGTCCTGCTGCACCTGACCACCGACGACGACAACCCGCTCGCGCTCGATGATCTGCGGGCGCATCGCCCCGCCGGACGGACGCATCATCGCCCGCGTCTGCGCAGCGTTGTGGATGTAGCCCGACGATCCGAACGTCCGCAGCTCCGGTCCGTTCTCGCCCACGAGGTACGCCTTACCCGCGTCAACGGGGCCGCCCGCAGCACGCGCGCCGCCGAACAGGCTGAACACTGCGGGGATGATGGAGAGGAGCCCGCCAGCACCACCGCCTTCGCCGCCAAGGCTGCCGAGGATGGATTGCAGGATACCGCCGAACTGTCCGACGAAGCCCTGACCGACTTGGCCTACGCCTGCGTTGATGGCGTTGAGATTGGCGTCCAGCGCCGCCGGGAAGGTGGCTGCCGTGTTCTGGAGGGACGCCACCGAGGCTTGCAGCGGTTGAGCCGCCGGCGCGCCGCCGCCCTGGTCGTTCATCTCGAACATGCCGAAGGCGTCGTCAAAGCGGTTGTCGTTGGCTGCACCGGGCGCCGTCTGCCCGACCTGCTGGAGCGCCGACGCCGCCTGCTGGGCCGATTGCGCAAGCTGCTGGTTCGCCTGCGCTGCCGCCTGGGCCGCTTGGCTCTGCGCTGGGTCGATCGTACCGGCCATAAGCTGCTCGGCCTTCGCGCGGTGACCGGCCATCTGGTAGTTTACCTTGTCCGCCACCGTGCCCCAGGCGCCGCCGGTGCCCGCGTCAGACGCGCCGTAACGCCCGACAGACCCGGCGTTGATGGCGCTGTAGATGTCCATCAGGCCCATCCCAGGGCGCACGCCAGCGTCCTGAAGGTACTTCACGATGCCGTCCATCTGAGAGCCGATGGAGAAGTCCCCGCCAAGGTACTTCATCGCCTGGGGTTCGCCCCACTGGATCAGCCCCTTGTGCTGGCCCCATTGGGTTGTCGGCCCTCGCTTGGTCGGGTCGAACGTGCCAGCCGTCTCATATGAGATGGCCGTGGCGAGGTCGACGGGATCGATGCCGAGCCGCTGGGCCGCACCCGCGATGCCCTGCGCCAGTTCACCTGCGTTGGCCGAGACCTGCTGAAGCGACGTCGTGGCCGCCTTCGCCGCCGAGCCGATGGAGACCGAGGTGACGTCGTTGCTGTTCGCCGCCGCCGGGGTGATGCCCGCGAGCACGGATTGCAGAAAGCCGGGCGCCGCCTGGGTCTTCGTGCCCCCGTCCTGTTCGGGGAACAGCAGGTCCGCCAGACGGTCAAGTGCGCGGTCCGCGAGCCGATCAAGCAGACCTTGGATCGCGTTGCCGAAGACCTCGGCCGCGCTCTTGCCCTCACGGAAGCCGCTGATGATGTCCGAGAAGAAGCCTTTGAACGCCCCGCGCGCTTCGCTGATGTTGTCGTTGGCCGCGTCCAGCGACTTGCGAGAAGCCTCGGCCGCCATGTCCGCTTCAGCCATGGCCTCAGCTCGCTCGCGTAGGGACCGCACGACGTCAGGCGTCAACGCGATATCAGCCTGGATGGCCTGGAGGCTTAGATCATACTCATGACGCAGCGCCGCAGCAGCCTTTGCGGTGAGGCCCATGGCCTCCGCTTCGATCTTTTGCCCGGCCACGTACTCATCGGCACCCTGGATGATGTCCTTGAGGGTGACCTTGTACCGCCCGCCGGTTGTCGTGGCCGTCTCTGTCGCGGTGCTGAGACGGTCTAGAGCGGTGGAAAGGGCGTCTGTCGCTGCCGTTACGCCGCTCGTGTCCTGCGAGACGCCGCCCATTCCAATCCCAGGAGGGCCTTCGTTCGTCAGTTGCGAGCGGCGCTCACGAAGGCCGCGGTTATAGGACGCTTGCAGTCCGCCGTGCAGATATCCCGAGAAATCGAACTCTGGCAGGGTCCAGCCCTTCCCGAGGCCCAGAACCTCAGGAAGCATCGCGGACAATTCTGTCGCCCAACGCAGCCCTTGGGTGAGGTTGTTCAGGAACCGCTCAATCGCGAGAATTCCGAGGTCGCCAAAGTAGTTAGGGATGTCGCTGAACGCATCTTCGATCGCAACGGCGGCCGCGTGCATGTGATCCAAAACGAGCGGCATCGCAGAGCCGACAGCGTTCGCGATATCCACGCCAAGGTATCCTTGGATCGCCTCGCTTAGCGTCCGGAAGACCTCCTGCACCAAATGGGTCGGTGCCGTGATGATCGTCCACATGTCGGACGCGGCTTGCGCAACGGTATCCATATTCGCCGCCAAGTCGCGCAACATCCCGGTGATGCCCTGGAGACGCGAGCGCAAGGCGTTCGTCACCCCTGCCTCACCCATCGCTATGGTGACGGCCTCCCACGCCGAGGCGAGGGACTGAAGATCACCTTGGATGTTGTCCCGCATCACGCCGGCCATTTCGGAAACGGCCCCGGTCACATCGTTGTACTTGTCGGTGAGGTCGGTCAGCTTTTCCGACCCCGCAGATAGCGCCAGGATCGCAGCCAGTGCTTCGACGCCGAAGATTGTCGTTGCCTCGGCCGCCGACATGTTGCTCGCAGCGAGGGTGTCGACAATCTCGGTCAGCGACTTCGTGGCGGGGTTCAGATCGGCCACAGTGAGGCCCAGGCCCTTGATGGCTGCCTCGGCCTCCTTCGTGGGCTTCACAAGCCGGGCCAGGATGGCGCGCAACGCCGTACCCGCCTGCTGACCCTGGATGCCGGCATCCGAGAGGACGCCGACCGCTGCCGCCGCGTCACCCATGGAGATGCCCAACTGGGCCGCGACGGGGCCGACATACTTCATGGCGGCGCCAAGCTGGGACACGTCCGTGTTGGCCGACGACGACGCCACGGCAAGAAGGTCCGCCACATCCCCCGCACGCTCGGCCGCGATGCCGAAGCCTGACATGATGTTGGACGCCACGTCCGCAGCGCGGCCAAGGTCCATGCTCGCGGCGGTCGCGAGGTCCAGCACCGCAGGGATAGCGGCGATCGAGTTGGCTGCACCGAAACCCGCCCGGCCCAGATATTCGAGGCCGCTGGCAACTTGGGTCGCGCTGAACTCGGTCGTTCCGCCAAGGTCTTTGGCGATCGCACGAAGCGCCGCGATCTCCGCAGCCGTGGAACGTGTCACCGCCTGGACCCGAGACATTCCGCCCTCGAAAGACGAAAGCGTCCTGACAATCCCAGAGAGCCCGACCCCTGACCCCATCGCAGCGGCCATGCCGGCCAGAGCGACGTGCGCACGGGACGCTGCACCGGCTAGCGTGTTGAATGAGGTTGATGCCTGACGTGACGCTTGATGCGCCTTCCGTCCGGCCCGCTGAACCTCATCGCCGAACTCGTGGGCCGCCCGCTCTGCCTTTTCGGCTTCCTGCTCGAACTTGTTGAGCTCAACCCGCGCTTCGGTGACGGGACGGGTGACAACCTGGAGACCGAGCACGGCGACGTTCGTCATATCGGCGGTGCTCCTTGACCTGCACGCACCCGCTGGACACCTGTCAGCCATCCGGCTTTGATGGCGGGGTGTTCGCGAGAGGATTTTTGATGAGGTTGTTTCTGTGCGTTGCGGCGATTCTTGCCGCTCTCATCCCCGCCCATGCCCAGCAGTGGCAAAGCGGCTGGGGGGTCGGTTTTGCGCTTGAGACGTTCGAGGGGGTCGTAGTCCCGTTCGGCACAATCAAAGAGGACACGGGGGATCGGTTGTCCCTCCGCCCGGCCTCAATCGGCCTTCATTGCGGGGCAGACGGCCGCCCGGTCGCCAGTTTTTCAGGCGGCGGTTTCTCTCGCTACCTGAACGACGAAGCGGTGACGTTTCGCTTCGCGGGTGGCCCGGCCGATGTCGTGTTCCGCGTGGCGGACATCCCGCTGATGGGGCGCCTGCCGTCGCTTGATCCTGCCAGCACCGAGCGGCTGATACAGGGCTTTGCTGCGGCCAACGGGAACTCGGTCCCGTTCCGCAGCAAGGACGGCCAGGGCGTGTTTCCGTCCGTTGGCGTACTTCAGACGGCCGAGACGGTTGCCCGCTACTGCCGCTAGGGCCGCTTGCCGAACCTCCCTTGGATAGTCCCAGGTGTAAGGGCCGGAAGCGTTTCGACGGCGGGTTCCGCTTCCCCACCATCCGGCTTGTTGACGTGCGCTAGATAAGCGGCGTCCATCGCCCTGATGCAGCGCCGAAACTCCAGCTCTTCGCCCGGATACCGTGGCGCCCACCGATCGATAGACGACGCTGGTAGCGGTCCACAGCCGCCCATGCCGATCTGACGGTCGGTGGATAGCTCGCGGAAGGCCTCAAGCCAACATTCCAGCCCAGGGAGTAGTTCGGGCCGGTCTCTCGGGTCGCTATCCTCAGTCGCTTGGAGATCCCAGGCGACTATTTCCGCGAGTTTTTTCCCGCTGCCGCTCGATCCTCCGCCGTCATGTTCTCAGCAACGTTTGCGGCATAGATGCCGGCGTCGACGAACTGGCGGTAGCGCGGGTCAAGGCACCAGGCCTTACACTGCTCGGTCGTGAAAGGCACAGGCTCTCCAGAATCGTCCTCAATACCGGACCAGTCCAGGATCACCACCTCGTGCATCGCTTCGGAATTGACCTTGCGCTGCGCTTCGATGGTGAGCGTGCCGTCGCGGTTGCGACCCTCCTTCGGCACGGCCCGCTCTTTCCGGTTCCGGGTTTCGAGGACGAGGGGGCTCGTCCAGCCGCGCACCTTCAGAGCGAGGTCGCCCATCTGAGGGATTTCGTTGACCCACGTGCCGGCTTCGGTAGCGCCGGGGTCGCGCTCAATCGACGAAATTTTCATGGGTTAAGCCCCGCTCACCGCAGCGACTTCGACCTTGTTCTCAACCGCGACGTTGAAACGCCGCATCCGCACCGCCGCTGCCTCTCCGCCGACACGCCGCGACGAGTACACCTTGCCCGCGATCAGGGTCATCGAAGGAGCGGACGTTTCACCGTCGTTAGGGTCATCGTTGTACTCGACCTTGAAGGGGTAGTTGGCATTCAAACCGACGAGAGCCTTCATCGCGATCTGCCCGGCGTCCGCCCCCATTTCCGCGAATGTGTTCTCGTAATTCCCCGCGTCGATGGGGCCGACAGTCTTGCGGACGATGGAAGAGTTGATCAGCTCGGTGCTCGTAACCGTGGCCTCGTTGCCAAGCTCGCCCATCGACTGCCAACCTTTGACTTCCGTCCAAGTAACGGAAGAGAAGTCAGACGACGACAGGCTTTCGGGGTCCGCGGTAATCACCGCATCACCGACATAGAACTTGCACCCGCTCACATTGTAAAGCGTCATGCCTCATTGCTCCTGGTTTTCATGGAAACACTCGTAGTAGACGCTCACCGGGATCATCATTCGGGGCGGATCTGGCAGAGCAGAGCCGATGACCGGAGTGCGGTAGATCTTCACGGTGGAGGTGCCCGCCGTGAGCTTGGTGGTGTCACGGGGGAAATGGTCAGCGATCTGACCGGCAACCTCTGCGGCGGGGATGACGCCCTTGTTCTCGGGCCACATCACGTCGACCTGGAAGATGCCGTAGCGCCGGTCCCACCTGCTGATGGTGGCCGTGTCCACGGTGTTCGGGATGTAGCTCGCCCGAAGGTAGGCGCCCCCGTCCGATGGGGGGTCGTAACTCGTCCCCTGCCAAGCTATCTGTAGGGCCGGCGACAGAGACAGGGTGGACAGATGGCGGAACAGCGCGTCAGCAATCAGCGCCTCGATATGCGTTGGCAATCGCGGCCCCTCTGTGGGTGATGACGATGGTGACGATCCGTTCAGCATGGAGGCGCTGACGGGCTACACGCCGGAGCGGCGGAAGGCGGTAGAGGCAATCCTGAACCGGAAACGCGAGCGTGAACGCGCGAACGATGACGGCGATAGCTCGATCTCTCTCAGGCACGCTCAACGCGTCCTAGACCGCCGCAAGGCGATGGTGACTGATGACGAGCCGATCCATGAGATGGAGGCTCAAGACCGGATCAAAGCCGCGTTTGCCATCATCGGGACCGCGCCGGGGTCTACGGTTCCCGTGAACGTTGCTCTAGAGGCCGCGCGAAAGGTCATCCTTTACGCCGTCGCCCTTGCTTACCGGGCGCACCGAGACCGGGAGACTACCCCCCAGCTCTCTGTTGTGCCCTCTGAGACACCCGACGAACGATAGACTGCCACTGCTCCGCAGCCGAGCGGGCGAATGCGTCCGGCGGTTGGCCGCGAGCGCCAAGCTCTCTCTCCGCCGAATACGCGGCGACGAACCCCAGGTACACCGTATCTCCCGGCTTCGACTGCGCGATGATCAGGGCGATGGCCGATGAGTTGTCCTTGTAGGACTGTCCTGGGACCGGCCTCGCGTTCTTGTCGATCGGCGGCATAGCGGACAGCGATGCGACTGCGGTGTTCCGCAGGAAGCCCGTATCCACACGCATCTTGCCGCCCTCACCGCGCGGCCGGCGGGCCTCCTCGAACACTTCTTGCGTCGCCTGTTTTCGGACGGCCTCGATGCGCTGCTCTGTCTCGGAGACCCAGCGGGAGACCGACGCCGCGAATGATCCCGCCATCACTGGATCCCCGCCAGGAAGTCAATTGATCGCTCGGCCCGGCAGCGGCAGCGTATACGTTCTCGTGCCGGCCCTTCCGGGTCATGCGGATAGCGCATCTGGTTCGAGAAGCGCTCACCCTGCTTTACAGAGTTCCCGTTCAGGTTCCTGTGTGTGTCACGCACACGCGCATCGGCCGCGGTTCGCCACGTGACGGTGATGACCTCAGGCGACACCACCCCGTCCGCGATCGCCTGGTCGAATGCCTGGGCCTCGGACGACGCAAACGCTTCCTGCATCTCAGTCTGAGCGATAGTTTGCCCCCTGAGACGAAGGTGATTGGAGCTGTACGCGTTGACGATCTTGTTGACCGTGGTCGGGTCCAGCTTCCGCCCCTCGCGGATGGCTTTCGCTACGGTCCGATCGAACCGACGATCACGCATGGAGTCGGCGCGGTCCAGATACTCGCTCATCGTCTCCGGGTCCGACAGAGCCCGACGCACGTCGCGGACATACTCGGCCTGACGGGACGTTAGACCGACGATGCCGCCCTGCCTCTGCCCGGTGACCCGGTTGATCCGCCCAACAACGTCCAGCGCGACGCTATTGGGGTTGCGCCCGCCAAACATGCCTTCCGACAGCGTTTCCCGAAGCGCCTTCCGAGGGTCTTCGGTCATCTCAGTGACGAGGCGCGACGACTGCACCCGCAAGAATTCCTCCGACCGAGGCGAGCGCACATCGAAGCGGTATGTCGCCCCGGATCGTTTGGAGATGTAGGCGGCTGAGGCCGTACCGCTCTGCACATAGCCCTGCCGGTAGATCTCAACCACCGGACTGAAAGCGACAGGGTCAAGACCAACAGCAGCGACGGCGCGCTCAATATCGTTGGCCTCCAGCGCGGCGACGATCTCGCGAATGGTGGCTCGGCTGACGACCTCTGCGATGACCGCTCGGAATGCCGCCTCCATCTCCGGCTCCAGCTTCGCGAGAAGCTCAGAGACCTGAGTGAACAGCGACGGTCGCCGCGCCATTAGTGCTCCGTCCGCTCATCGTCGCGGACCCAGCGCCAGAACTCCTTGGCAAGCTCTAGATCGCCCTCGGCCATGTGGAGGCACGCAAGGCGCATCTCCTTGTCGGACTGGCCGTGGAGGGTTTCGAGGTCGGCGGTGATGGTGTCGAGGTCCATCAGAGCGGCCGATTAATCGTCACGGCGACGAGAGACCCCGCCGGGCGGTAGGTCTCGCCATAGCCGTTCAAGGCGAGGGGCATTTCGGCTCTCGGGTCGATCTCGACCGTCAGCCCGACCCGTTCAGCGTCCGCCACCGCTGCATTGAGCGCGGCCACGGCTTCACGGACCCGCTGGGCCGCGTGGGTGTCAGTGTCCGTCATTCAACCTCGCGAAAGACGATTTCGACTTGCCCACAAAGGGTGTCGAACTGGATTTCATCACCGGCCACGACGATCCGCCCGACATCGTCTCGCTGCATCCGCTCAACTGTGCCGCTGTCGGTGTCAGCCATCAGGCACTCCCGGACCATCACGCCATTGAGGTAGATGTCCGCATGCCCCCAGACAGCTTGTGAATGCTGCCACAGCGCGAATGCATTCGGGTCATTGCTGTCAACGGACAGGCGCATCACTCAGCCTCGCGCTTGTACTGTGTACATGACCGTCACCCCGCCCGGCGCAGGCTGTAGCGGGTCGACGCTCACGATCTGGAACACCCGCCCGTCGATAACGAGCGCGTCACTGGTGGACGGCTCAACGGCCACATCGGCGGCCATCAAAACCTTGCGGTCTCTGCGCTGGACAAGCGTTCCATCGACCTCTTCCGCCCGGTAGGAGGTCACGACCACAGTGCAGGGGTGGTCCACCGTGACGAAGGTCGGGTTCCACGGCTCTGCCGTGGGTTCTTCTGTCTCGCGCCGCAGGATCGCAGGCCCGCCGTCCTCCTTGATCGCCTCAATCGCTCCTGCCCGATCCTCGCTGTAGTCAGACAACGATCACCCCCACATTGCGGGGCTTCAGGATGGGCAGCAACAGCCGCTCCACCTGCGGCAGCTTCGGCACGCTTGATGCGCCCACACCCGGCTCGAAAAACTCGCGCTCAATCACATCGGTCTTCCGGCGCTTGACCCGGGCCGTGTCCACCTGCTGCGGAGAGAGCGACCCGGCCGATTGAAGCTCCGCCAAGGCTGCCTCATAGGAGGCCCACACGACGCGCTCAGGGATGGCGTCAGACGCGATTGCGTTGCCGTAGCGGTCCACGGCGCCCGTGCGCGGCCATGCCCGTTCCTGTGTCGCCCCAGCGGTCGGGACGCCAGGAAAGCGCGCCTCATACTCCCCATCGACAAAGGCGCTGCCACGTTGGCGAGCGGCCGCGACAGTGCCGGACGGGACAGTGTACCCGCCAGCGGAAGCCCAGGTGGCGAAGTCCTCGTCAGTGCCGTAACCGGTCATGGTTTAGGCGCCCACCTGCGACCACACCGCGTCACGCTCCGCAGCGGTGACGGGCTCCTCATCCTCGCCCATGAGCGCGTTGATGGCGTCCACCTCGGGCTTTCCGGCCTTGGTGTAATCCTCATCGCCAAGCATGGCGATAAGCTCCACCAGCCGATCGGCGCGGGACGGTTCGGCGGGTCCGTCCGTCCCGGCCTCGGTGATCTCGACAAGGTCACGTCCGAATGCCGCGATCGCCTCCTCAGAAAGCACCGAGGCATCGTTGATTGTCTCAGTCGCGCCAGGCTTCACGCGGGCAAGCCCACCGTACACCCGGAACGCCTTCGTGCGGTGAGAGCCGTTGTTAACGGTGTAGGTCGCCATCAGTGTCCCCATGAGCCAAGCGAAGAGATGGAAGGGCGGCGGACCGCCCTGCCGATCAGGTCAGCGTCGCCTTCCGGAGAACTTCCGGGCGCTGGCAGAGGTAGAGCGGGTACGAATAAAGCTCGCCGCGCGACCACGCCTGCCGGTCACGGTCCACGATGTTCATCGCGTACACGTCCTGCCCCATCGTGTTGACAAACGGACCGAATTCAGCCGGGGCCATCGCCTTCTTGAACACGTCACGCGCGCCCACCGGGAAGAACTTCGCCTGATTGGTGGCCACGGCAACCGTCGAGTTGTCGTCCGTCCCCCGGTAGTTGTGGAAGGTCACGCCCGCGATGCGGAAGCTCTCCCACACCTGCCCCTGCGTCTGCTGGAGCGAGGCCGCCGCCTGCTGGTTGAGATAGAACTTCTCGACGTTTGGGTGCGAGACCAGCGCGTCGTAGAAATCGTCACCAGCGATGGCGTGGATGGTCGTGCCGGGCGTGAAGGCACCGCGCGAGGCACGGATCATGGCGCGGACCAGATCCTTGATCACGCCGTGAACATCGGTGGTGGTCACGTCCAACTCGAACGACACCGCCGCCGCTTCGGTCACGCCGAACTCGTCGAAGTAGTCATAGATGACCGTCGAACCGTCAGCGTCGAGGAGCACACCCTGGAGCGCACCAAGGCGGTGATACTCGTGGGTCAGCTCCATGTCCGTGCGGACACGGGCCATGCGGCGCAGATACTCGCTCTGCACCTGCGTCATCTCGCTTTCGGAGCCGAAGGCGCGGATGCCCTGGACTTCCTCGGCGTAGATGGTGAAGCCCTTCGCAAGACGCGTGGTCTTGAGGGCCACAGCATCACGATCATCCGTCGCCAACTCATCCGGCGGGGCGCCGGTCGGAGAGGTCGGGATGAGGTTCAGGGCGCCGTCGCGGCGATCCACCCACACCGTGCGCGTGCGCACCGGCATCGGCTCGAAAATGCCGAGAGAGCCCAGAAGCTGCGGAACATAGTCAACCTTGTCGATCGCCCCCGTGAGGGAGGTCATCGAAAAGGCCGACGACGCGAAAATATCCATCGAAGCCATTGTCGATGCCTCCTTTAGCGGACGATGATGCCCAGCGAGGCGAGGGCCGTGTTCGATGCGGTGATAGCCGCAGCGTCGGCGCCGTCCTCGTAGGTCAAATGAGCGCCGACGACTTCGGCGTCGCGGGCGATGATGGTGACTTCGGTGTCGCCAGTCTCGGTCAGGGTCTCATAGAGGATGCCTGCCTCAGTCTCGCCGCCGGTCTCCAAGTCGGAATCGTGACGGACGTACTTGCCGGACGCGGTGATCTTGCCGAGCACAGTGCCGGCGGCCAAACCACCGGACGGGACGGTCACAGTGACCTTCTCGCGGCTGCGGTACATGCCGTTCGCCTCGGACACGAGGAACGAGGCGTTGCGGGTGCCTTCGGTGAGCGTGGCCATTAGTGAGCCCCCTTAATCTTGACGCCAGCCGCTGCAAAGGCGGCATCGTTCCAGGTGTTGGCGCCGTCATTGGCGCGGACGCCCACCTTCAGCGCAGCGCCGACAGGGTCGACGGTCTTGCCGGCGTCCTTGGCGACGATGTCAAAATAGGCGGTGACGTACTCGTCAGACTTGCCGGCCACTTCGGCGTCGGTCAGGCGAGCGGCGAGCGCGGCCCGGCGGATGCCGTGAGCGTCGAGTCCGTCCGTGACGACGTTCGGCGCGATGGCCTTGGCGCGGGTGATCAGGTCAGCCCGTTCGGCCACCTTGGCGTCGAGCGCGGCGCCGTCGAGCACCTTGCCCTTGAGGTCGGCAATCTCGGCATCCTTCGCCGCGATCTGGGCATCCTTGGCGGCGATGGCGGCATCATGCGCCTTGGTCGCATCCGCCAGCGCGGTCTTGGTCTCGGCCTTGAAAGCCTCAATGGTGGCAACGTCGGCGGGCGTGACCTGCACGGCCTTATCGCCCAGCACCACCGTCTTGAGATCAGCCATACTGTCTCCATCGGTTACGGGGGTGATGGGGGTAGCGCCCCACCGCGCGCGGTCTGTCCCGCCGTCCTTCGCACCGTCTCCGATGCGAAGCTCCGACCCACCACGCGCACGAGGCACGACGGCGAGGTGATTGATCGCGATGTCACGCATCACGGCCTGATAGGCGGTGCCGTCAGGGGCCGTGCCGTCCACGAAATCGAGCGAGGCCGTATAGCCCATGCTGATTTCGCGTTGCCCGGTCTGCACCGCGTGGATTGCGGAGGCGTCCATGAGAGCGAGCGAGACGCGGACGAAATCGCCGTCCCGGATCACGTCCTCGCCCACCGTGCCGACCGCGTGATCTTTCCAGTTTTCCGCGGTCACCGGGTCCACCGGGTGGCCTACCGTCACCGGCTTGCCGGCAAACGTGGTCATGCTGTCGCGTGCGAATACCGCGTCATCAGGACGGTAGACCGTCACGCGGGCAAGGTCCGGCCGGCCCATCTCGGCACCGAGGTAGTCTTGGCAACCCGTGCGAGCGCAGCGGACGGACGCGGCGAGATAGCCGTCTCGCGTCATGCGCGGGGCGATGACTTCGGCAGCGTCGGTGAATTTCATGGGGTGCCCCTCGGGCTATTCCGCTTGGTCTTCCGTGAGGCTGGCGGCCCAGTCCTCTTTGACCTCTTCAAACCGCTCAGGGCCGAGCACGATGCGGCCCTGGTAAGGTTGGACGCTCTCGAAATCCGGGTGCCCGGTGTAGCTGATCGTGATGTGCGGCTGGTACTCGGCGTGATCCCACGAGGCACCCGCCTCACGGATTGCGTCATGCCGCCACTTCAACTCAGACGAGGCGAACAGCAGCACCTGCGCATCACCGAACCGTTCCATCAGGCGCGGCCCGCCAGGGTGTATCGTCAGCTCAGCGGCCCACGGCTCACCGATCGCCATCCAATCAACCGGCTTGCGGCTGAACGCGATGGTGACGTGGAGGTCATCGGCCGGCAGCGTCGTCTCGAACCCTTGCGCCTTCGCCCAAGCGATGATCTCGTCCGCATTCACGACGCGGCGGTTGACGTAGAGCGTGCGGGGCGCAGCGTCCGAAACCGTGCGCTCTTGCTCGGCTTCCTCGGCCGGCACCATCAGCGGCGGCGTCATCGCGGCTTCCGCGCCGTCCGTCTCGTCTTCCTGGTCCGCGAGACGCCCGAACTCGTCGATCGCGGCTTCAAGGCCCGGCAGCGAGCCGTCTTCGACCAGCCGGTTCACCAGCGCGTCAGACAACGCCTCAACCGGCAACAGCTCAGGCGTCGTGCCCCCGTTGCCGATCAGCGCGCGGGCGGCATCGGCAACCATCTTGAAGACCTCGGCGCGCTCCTTCGCCGTCTCCTGACGGAGCGGGCGCCACTCGTGGTACACGTCCGGCAGCGTCCGGCCCGTTGCCGAGCGAACAAGGCAGGCGTCGAGGATCGCCATGGCGGGCGACACTTCAAGCTCCTGCATCGCCTGGATCTTGTCGTAATAGTTCCTCTCGTCGCCCTCTCCGGTGGCGTTCATGCCCGCTGCGGACCGGCCAAACAGGCGCGTGACGGGGATGTCAGCCGCGCCGGACACGAGGATCATGAAGCGGTCGAGGATGTCCGGAAGCGTGCCGAACGAGAGGGACTTCTGCTCGTATGTCTCAGCGCCTTCGCCGTTGCGGCCGGCATCAAGGATGAGCGTGCCGTTGACGCCCTTCGCTCGGGCTCCGAGTGCGAGGCGGGATGTGACCGCAGCTTCAGCGGCAGCGCTCTCCATCATCTCCATCAGACCGGGGATGCTGATCACATCCACCTTGGCTTCGAACACCAGCGAGGCGATGTTGGCCGCCGTGCTGTCCGTCTGCCGGATCGCGTCCAGCGTGGACATGAGCACGCTGTCGCCCCACCCTGCGCCGACCATCCACGCATCGGGGACGGATGCCCCGGTGAAAATCACGAGGCGGGACGGGTGGATCGTGAGGTACTGCCCTTTATCCGTCGTCAGCCGGTAGTCATCCGGCAGCCCGAACGTGTCGGATTCGATGTCGCGGCCGATCTCGCCCGGCGAAAGCTGCATCGGGGTGAGGACAGTGAGCGAGCGGATGCCGCCTAGACCCACGCGCTCGGGATTGAGCGGCTGGGAAACGTCGCTGTCGCCCACGTTGATGTAGATCGCCCCGCCGCCATAGAGCCGTGCTGCAATGTTCCCGTCACGGACCTTCTCAACGACGCCGAGGCGCTTCTCCTCAGCCTCGATCGCGGTGATCTGATCGTCTCCGCCGTTCCACTGGCGCCACTTGCGCACGGTGTCGAGCGCAGGGATATCGACGATCTTCCGAGGCAGCGCACTGCCCCGATACATCTCCAGCAGCTCATACGGGTTGAGGACGCGGGTGGCGTAGGTGCCCCATGCGGCCTTGTCCCGCTCGGTGCCGAGGTTCGCCACGAGGTTTCGGTAGCCGTCGTCGATCCGGAATGTCGAGCCGTCCGCCGTGCGGCGGTAGTGGGGCTTGGTCAAAGCGCGATCCGGTAGGTGTATCCACGTTTGATGAGCGGCGCCATCGCGTACCTCACTGCATCCCAGACGTGGTTGTTGGCGTCTTCGACCTGCGCCAGCACATCGCCCGCGCGGTTCGTCTTGTAGCGGTACAGACGGGCCTCACGTTGAGCCCTGTCGCAGCGAGGATGGATCACCACCCCGCGTGCCTGGAGCCACGCCACACCATCCTCAACGCTGCCCTTCCACTTCTCAACGCCGGTGACTCCGGGCCAGTCGTGGCGCTTCAGATAGCTGATCGTCTCGGGGCGGGCGCTGTCCGCTCGGATGGTCGCCTTCTGGGCCTCGGGGATGTCCTGCGACCACAGCGCGCCGGTCTTGTCGATGTCGAGGCCGACCTTGCCACTCTCTCGCTCGATCCAGACGTTGCCAGCGTGCAGCCAGCATTTGACGAGGATCGTCGGATCTTGGGCAAAGCCGAAGTCAGCGCCGTAGTAGGGGCCATCCCAATCAGGGCCGGGCTCGAATTCCTCGATACGGTAGCGGCCGGCGAAGATTTGGGCGTCCGACCGGGTGTTGTACTCACCGAGCCAGACGTGGGCGAATGTCTCCGGGTCGCCCTTCCGGTCGTGCTCTAACTCCGCCCTGATCTCATCGGGGAGCCATGGGTTGTCCGAGTAGTTGACGTGAAGGACCACCGAGTCATCCGGCGGCCCATGCCCCACAAGGAACGTGTCAACTGCGTCGTCTGGCTGGTCAGGGTTCCAGGTGAAGATGATGAACGAGCCCGGCGCCCTGATCGTCGGACGGATAAGCCTAAGTGAGCGGTGCGAGAGGGATTGAGCCTCTTCCACCCAGCAGATTTTGAACCCTTCGAGTGACTTTATGCTGTCAACGGTGTGGTCCTGCGCGCCCTGAAAGATGCACAGCCCACTGCCGCCTATGCGCTTAATCTCAGCGGCCTGAACATCGAACAGGTGCCCAACGCCGAGGCTTGCGATTTTGTCCTCAATGAGCTGCTTAGCCGAGAACTTCAGAGACTTCTGGATCTCTCGGATGCAGACGACACGGCAGTCCGGGTCGAGGACCATCGCCTCAACGATGAACTGCGCAATCTGGTGAGACTTGCCGGAAGCCCGGCCGCCTTTGATCCCGATGTAGCGGTACGGCCTTTCAAAGACCGGGAGCATCCACCTCGGGGTGTCTATGACGAGGTCAGCCATCCGCCTTTGCAGGGTCGATGATGCGGCGGGTCACGGTGGTGACCGGGCCGCCATCGGGGCCGGAGTGCTCGTGCTGCTGGCGATCCTTCCAGTCGTCGGCCGCCATGTTCTTCAGCCCGAAGATGCACGAAGTCGCGTTTCCGCCCCCGCCCTGCGCATTGTCGCGGTTCACCTGCTCCCACCAAGCGGCGCATTTCGCCTTGGCGATCTTTGTTGCTTCTAAAAACTCAGGGTGCGCGTCCATCCAAACGTTGATGGTGGCGCGGGAAACGCTGATCTCAGCGGCGAACGAGGTGAGCGATGCCCCCCCGCTCAGGTGCTCGACCACGAGGTCGCAGTACTCGGGCTCGTACTTCGATGGACGCCCGCCGGGGTGCTTGCCTCCGCTCATTGCACCCTCCGATTTTGCATGAATGTCGACGAATTCGGTCTCAAGCCGTGTTTAGCGAGACCGGCGCCGTGGAATTGGACAGGAATGCAAAGGTTGACCACTGTTTCGGCGTGACGGGCGAATCTTGCCGAGGCTTCGGGGTGGCCCGGTTGGTGAGCGGGCGCCCTCGTGGTGCTCCTGAATAACAACAGCCCGCTAAGCGGATGGGCCTAGCGGGCTGTGATAGGTCAATGCGGGCCGGGCGCTACTCCGGCTGTGCGGGAGGATTCCAAGGCCCTCCTCCGGTGATCGAGACCATGGCGCTTCTGCTTTCAGCGCCGCCGCATTGATGAGAGGGCCTGCGCTTACCGGAGCAGAGGCGCGGGCCGTGATGCCTTCTTGTCTTCCTGTCGCCGTCGCCGCTTAGCTGCGAGCTTGGCGAGGGCCTTACGGCACCATGCGCCTTTGCCGCGCTTCGGGCCGTTGTGCTCTGTCCTGTTCCCGATTCCAGCGGCGTAGGACATTGAGCGGGCCTCGTTGGTGTCCCGAGGGGGTGTGCGAGGGCAGTGACCGTTTCCTCGGGCGCATTCTGTTGAGCGGCGGGTGGGCTCCAGAGCACCGAATGACCATCGGCACTATCGAGGGTCATTCATTCGCCGCTCGCGGGGCGCTCAACTTGGCAGCGCTCCGCATCTCAGGGTCACTACGCTTCAACAGCGGTGAGCCCCGATGTGGCAACCCTAGCGGTCCGTCTGGACCCGAACATCTCAAGTTCTACCTCAGCAACATCGCGACCGTCAAGGCGCGCGATCTGAACAATCAACCCTTCCATCGGGCCGAAGGTGATTTTCACACGTTGCCCGGCCTCGAACTCTTCTGTGAGGTAAGGGTTATCGTCTGCCGATCGCATCCAGCCGTCCGGCTCACACCTTGCCATGAGCCGAGCCATGAAGCGGGATGACACGATGGCGGGGGCGTCTCCATTCATCAGCATCGAATGAACACCTACGCAGTTCGCAGCGGCGTAGAGGCCCTGGTCCGGGTTGATGACGCCGAAGAAGACGTAGCGGGTGAACGCCTGACGCCGGACGCGGTGCCGGATGTGCGGCGCCTTATGGTCGCGAGGCTTGGTGATGTAGTAGTGCGGCGCGAAAGCCCGGTAGCCTGCCGCAGCAAGGCGGATGGCGGCGCTGATCTCCGAGCGGGGGTTCGTGTAGGCGATGTGCCATACGGTGTCGTCTACGCTCACGCTAGACGGGATGGTTGCGGCCTTGGTCATTTGCGCCTCCATAGGGTCTCGTCATAGCTCATGGAGCCGAGTAATTCGGAGCGGCGGGGCTCTGGACAGATGTGCCAGCCGATGTGGCAGAGGGCGCGGAAGATGTGCCAGCGGGCCGCGGTGATCATCGCTTTGCCGCCTTCTCCACCCACTCCACCAGACCACGAGCGCCAGCCTGAGCGGAGCCGTGGCCAAAGCCTGCCGCTCGCAATGCGTCGTATGCCGTCTTGTAGTGGGAGGGGGTCATTGGCGTTCCGCCTCCATCGCAGCAGCGGCGCGGGCGGCACCGGCCGGCCAGCCAAGCGCCCGTATAACAATGACCTCAGATGGGAGGTCGGGCCGCATGTCTTGCAATGTCATTCCGTGCATGATGACGCCCATCCAGTAGATAAAGATTATGCAGAGCCTCACGCCTCGCCTCCTAGGACTTTGCGCACGGCCTTGAAGAGCGAGCGTCCGGCATCGGCCTCTCCGTCAATTCGCACGGTGTCCATCTGCCATGTCCGCCAGATGTCCACGCACTGTGCATCTGTCGGCTCACCTGTCCCGAGGGGAGCGGGGTGGGTGTAGAGGGGGACGACGGTGCCCTCTTGGAAGTAACGTTGGCGTGCACGAGTCGCCTGCACTTTGCTGTCGTATGTCTCAGATGCGATAAGGCCGTCCGATCCTCGAATTGCCCACGCCACCGGCTCTTGCTTGGGCTGGGGAGCGGGGTCGGACTCGTAGAGCGCGTCTAGGTTATCCTCCCAAACCTGCTCGAAATCGCGGCCCAGGGGCTCCATCGGAGCGGGGTCTGAGACCATGGCGCGCCTCTTGCGCAGTTCTTTCAGCAAACTGGCCACGATTTCCCTCTGCGCCGCCTTGATCAGAGGTCGGGTGGTCTTCTGGTAGGCCACTTTCAGCGCGTCGTCTGGAGCGGGTGGCACGGGCTCCAAGTGGGTCGTATCGTTCCGCCTCCTCTGTGCCGCGTTGCTCCAAGGATGAGCGGGCGAAGGGTGTTCAGATTGTGAAGCCCCTTCCCTCCATGAGCCGTTGAGGTAGGCGAGAAGGTCCGCCTCAGAGCCGAAGCCCTGCGCTTCAAGGCAGCAATAGGCGCAGCAAGCCCACCACGTTGACGGATCGTCGCCGTTTTTCGCCTCCCTGGCCTCCCACTCTCCCCCACACAGCGGGCAAGGGGCGATTTCCTCCTCGCCTTTTCCACCCGCTATGTTACCATCATCGCAGGGCTCTTCGGCGATTCCCTCGGGCTTATCCGCAGGTTGCTCGTCATACAAAAACGCCCGCTCGACCGTTTCGGCTTCGTCGCTGTAGTGACAGAGGCCGAGGTCAGTCGCCATCTCCGAGATAATGCTTGCGAGCCGCAACAGTGCCTCTCTCTCAGTCATGGGCGGTGTCCTTTAGAGCGGAGCGGGCGATTGCAGCGGCCTCATCACAGCGAGCCTGCGCACTCCCCTTGTCCGGGCCGTTCTCGATGTTCGCGATCAAGCGGAGCGCGGCGCGAAGGCGCTCGTGCTCATTCAGTCCTTTGGCGATCCAGTCAGCCATGTTTTGATCGACGCAGCGAGCGATGGTCTTTTCCCCGCCCCATGCCGCAGGATCAGACATGCGCACTTCGCAGCAATCATCGAAAGAATGAACCGGGCGAACGCTGAATGATACGCTGTTCGAGCGGGGGAAGACCCGGCGGCGGTTGGCTTCCGCCATAATGTGCATCATGCCGTAGTCACGAGCCTTCTTTGTGTCCGCTTTGATCCGCTCGTCATCGCCCTCAAACGGGTACTCGCCGTTGAAACCCTCACCGGACGCCGAAAACCCGGCAAGCCACGCGGCTTCGAGAAGATCGCGCATCATGCCGGCGCTCCGATCTTGCGCGCCTGCACCTGGGCCAGCGGCATCTTGAGCGCGTCAGCGCACTGTTGATCCGTGGCGCCGCGTTGGCGCATTGCGATAAGTTCGCGGTCCCGCCACGGCGTCCATGCCACATACTCAGCTCCATCAGGGAGCGGGCGGCCTCGGGTGGATTCGGAGCGGGGGACACGGATGCCGAGGGAGTTTGCGACCTGTTTCACGCCCTGGATGGAGCGGCGAAGTTCGGCGGCGATCTCGTCATAGGTCATGCCGGAGCGGTGGAGGCGCAGAAGCGCCTCCTTGTCGGTGTCGGACCAGGTGCGGCCGGTCATCAGGCGTTCCCCCGCGGGTCGAAATGCAGGACACCCTGACCGCCGTCCTTGGCGCCCTTTGCCACCTGAGCCCGGTGATGGTCGGCCAGGACCATGTGGCGCCCGCCGTTCTCCAGCCACTTGCGGGCGTCGCCGATCGGCCACGTCCACGGCTGGGCCGGGTTGAATTGTGCCGGCATCCGGTCGCCGTCCTTGGCGTAGCCGCTGCGGTTCATGGAGCCGGTGACGCGCTGAGCGGCGCCACGAACCCGCCCCTTTTCAGGAACACCTGCCATCGTGAGGATCTGGCTCGCGGTGACGCGGCCGGTCATGTCGTAGCTGCCGAGAGCGGCCCCGCGTTCGCGAAGCGCAGCCAACTCGCGGACGATAGGGCCGACAATGTTCTTCACCACGCCGCCGATCGCGCGCTTGTTCGCGTCGGACAGCGCGATATCACCATGCTTCGCGAGCATGTCGCCCAAGGCGCCGATGTCATCCCGCACAGGGGCGGTGGCGTCTTCGACGATCATCCGCATCATCTCGAAGCTATCGTCATCAGGCGCCGCTAGCGCGCCCACCTCGCCCTTCACCGCCGCGCCGGTCATCCAGTAGGCGGAAAGCGCGTCGTAGCATTCGCGCTGGTAGGCGATGACGCCGTCGCGGACGGCAGGCTTCACGCGGCCAGAATCAATCCCAAAGAGGAAACCGTTCAGCATCTTCAGCGGGATCATCGCCGCCTGCTGCGCGCCACCCGAAGAAGGTATGCGTGTCACGCGCATACCTTCCGACAAGACCGGGTCGCGCTTCACTCGCTCAAGCTGAGCGTTCCATGCCAGTCCCATCCCCTCAACGATCGGCTTCAGCGCCACATGCGGCTCGCCGTTGACCTCCATCGTCTCGATAGCGGCACCGTTGAAGTGGATGACCTGCACCGCGCCGTGATCGACCGCAGCGGGCGGCACGGCGGCGACCGGCTCGGCCACCAGATCGACAACCGCCGGCTCAGCGTCAGCCGCCAGCGACACGCCGAAGTCACGAAGCCGCCTCCGCAGCTCAGCCTCGCAGTTCAATTGCGAGCGATAATCGCTAGGCGTGGAGGGAAACGAGTGGGTGAAGGTTCGCCCGTTGGCGTAGATCACCGCCTTCGGGTGCTTGCCGCCGCCGCGAATTTCGTACTCGAAACCCGCTTCGCCGATGACGCGCTCGATGATGGCGCGAAGATCCTTGTTGCGATTTGTCATTGCGCAACACCCGCCGCAAGAGTGCGGGACCGCTGCATCAGCGGCTTTGCCCCGCCGGGGGGCTGCGTGGTAACAAAAGCCGTCATCACAGGTTCCTTTTCAACCGTGGTGGCAGATCACGCCGGGGCTAACCGGCGCGGTTGGGGAGACGGCGGGGCGCTTGGCCTGAGAAACCTGCCCCGCCGTCTCTGGTCAGCTTATCGAAGCCGACACCGCTCATTATACCTCACCCTCCGCTAAGCGTCTCATTTTTCGCGAGTAATCCCCGCGCTTTGCTCGCCATCAACAGCGGATTTTGCTAGACTTGCGGCGATGATAATTCCGCCGCGCACGCATCCGATTGGCTCACAGGCGCTCGTTTCGATGGTACATCTCTATGAGGTCTTCAACGAAGAACCTCATCTTATTCAGGTCGTAGAGGGTATCCGTCCCGCTCTTCTCACCAAGCCGGTAGCATGCCTTGAAAATGTCGCCGCGAGACTTAGACATGCCCTTATGGCTGATGAGGTGCCGCAGCTCGGTAGCGTGCCCCGGCAGCTCATAATAGGAGGTGGCCCCTCCGGTGGAGGCAACGGTTGCCCGCTCTGGCTGAATCACTGATGCATCGCCGACCGGGACCCGTAGCGGGGTGCCGTAGTCTACGCCCGCTTCGACGATGCGGTTGAAGTGCTCGATCCGCTCCGCTCGCTCACGGTCGCGCGCGAATGGGTCGGCGTCCCGGCTATCCATCGCCTGCGATTCGCTGCACGTGTACCTGTCCACCGTGAAAGGGCAGGACATGCCGTGCGGGCACAATGCATCACGCTCAGGGCAAATCCTCATGCGTCTTGCCCTCCTCTGATTGCCCCAAGGGCGGCGTAAACGTCATGCATCCGAGAAAACGCCTCAGCGGCCATCGCTGCGACCTCCGGCTTATTCTCCA